CGCATCGCCGCTTGGCCGGAGTGTTCCCCTAGGCATATAGACTTGCAACCATTAGAAGCATCTGGACACATGTCCCCATGTCCGGCGGTCCTTGCTGGTGCCATGTAATTGATAGCGTTAAGATAGCCGTATTTATTGGCCTTGATGGCCTTGGGACTATCGACCGAGAAAAACCGTTTAAATTGTATCTGCATTGTTTCACCTCTTGTTAACGACCGTCCCCACGGTCATAGATCACACGTTAATCATTGTCGCGCAATAGTCAAGCACAGATCAATGTATAAGTGTTTATACGTAGGCTTCGCCGCTTCGCTTGCGCTCAGGCTCTATAAGTAGTTATACGTACATTGACTTAAAGCAAAAGTTTATGCATTGTTTGTTCATCCCTAATGGTGGGGATAAGACAAAAGGAAGAACCTATGTTGACCGAATTCAAAAGCATCAACGAATTGCCTGCCGCTGTTTTCAAAATGGAAGCGCATGAGTCTAGATCGCCAAACTATCGGCATGTTCCGACTATCGATATCGTGCAACATATGAGCGCATTAGGATATGGTGTGGTACAGGCACAAGCCGCCAATGTCCGGAAGGCGCATAAGTACGGATTTAATACCCATATCGTGAAATTCCAGCACTATGATGCACCAATCAACCATGACGGGACCGTTGCACAAATCCTGTTACGCAATGCGCACGATGGAACAAAGGCGGTCGAATTGTTTGGTGGAGTGTTTCGCTTTGTGTGCGCTAATGGGATAGTGACCTATTCGAAAGATTACGGCTCTGCCTCATTGGGGCATCGTGGTGGTAATCTATGGGACCGGATCAAAGCAGCAGTAGCGCATATACAGGCCAGCACAACGGCGGCGGATCGTTTGATCGACGGTTGGTCTAAAAAACACCTGTCCTATTCGCAACAGCTAGACTTTGCACAAGCGGCACTGGAATTGCGTTATCCAATAGCGGATAAACGTCCGGTCGTGGCTGGTGACCTATTAGAGGCAAAACGTCCGGAAGACGCACAGGATAACGCATGGTGTACGTTTAACCGCGTTCAAGAGCATCTAACCCGTGGCGGAATTCAAGGTGTTGCAATGGGCAAGGTCCGGTCGATCCGCAAGATTAGGGGGGCTGATAGTGATTTACGCTTGAACGCTCAATTATGGGGAATCGGTGAAAGCATGTTCGCTTGATCGATCCGGATCATACGCAATAAAAAAGGGGCCCTACGGGGCCCCTCACTCGTTTGGTTGTTTGATCATATTATAAAAGTAAATTCTGCACAGTCGGACGCGAGCGCATAGGCTCGAGCATCATGCCATGCGATAAACCCGATATCTTCGGCATCGACACAAATCGCGCCTTTGCGCCCGAATTGAGAACGGAAGAACAAATCGCAAGCCCGAATGTCCTCATCGTCTAGACCGGATGCATCAGCATTGATCAGATAGCATGCCCAATGGGCGGGTGCCGTGAGAGTGATTGTTTTCATAGTCTGCCCCTTGTGAGTGTGGGCAGGCTTTCACCTGCCCTTTTGTTTCAAATTGTGATTGTGAATGAAGCACCCGAAAGAGTTTCGTTTATTATATCTTGCACGTCATCACGCGTGACGGCTTCATCCATTCCCTCGACCGTCATCTCGAGGCGCGATACGTCAAGCAAACAATCCGCGATTGTTCTGTCGGCTGTGTCCAGCTTGTTCGTCAAAGCGATAATCCGATTGTGCACCCGCGTCATTTCATCGCGGATCATATCAAGTTCTTGATTGATTGTGTTCTGGCCTAGCTTGGCAAGCACGGCGGCAGCGATAGCATCGATCAGTGTGTTGTTGTCCATTGTCTTGTTCCTTTGTGATGGTGTGGGCTGGCTTGCGCCAGCCCTATTGATTAAGCGACGTTGTAAATGTGCATATCATCAGACGCCCATGCACTAGGCAAACCGTCATCTTGCGCGATAGGCTTGAGAACAAAGCCCATAGCTGGTGCAATCTTTCCCAAGGCTTCATAGGCCCCGCGCATGTGGTAAGCACGGCCGCCCTCACTTCCAGCGTAATACGCCACCAGCAGCCGTTCATGCATGTATCGGGCTTGTGTGAGAGCCGTTAACAGATTGTCGGTGGTAATGGGCTCAGGCCTATCTGATATAAATCCAGTCATAACATAATCTCCTTATCCGATAGCAGGATTGCTACCAGTCACTATCCTGCCATATAAACCATTGGTTTAAATCAGTATAAATACGTACGTAAGAATACGTATATGCTCGAATCCCATAGCATGCGACTGCCAGCAATCCCACGCGATAGGATAGTATAGTAACGCGCCCAGGCGTATGTGTATACTGTATGTATACTGTAGTAGTATAAAGTAATACTGTAATCCTATACTGTGGGAATACTTATTCTATACTGTCCTATTAAATGGGACTACACCCCCTAGGAAAAAAAACCCTAACCCCCATTTATGGGGGTTCCCTACCCCCCAAGTATTCTAAAATTCCCACGATTCTTGAGCTGTATTAAAACACTGTCCGCAAAAAAGGGGGGCCGTACCCCACCCTTTTAAGGTACCCCCCCCATACACCGTAGGAAGCCTGCGGCTGGCTATTTACAATTTTTCCAGTGGAGTACCCCTGCCGGACTCCGCAACCTGTAGGAGGTGTTCTATCAGGTCCGTTGTCGCCTTTACGATGACCGCCTTGGTTTCATCGTACTCATACCCGTCTACGCGTCTGTTGTACTCTAACCCCTGTAGGGCTGGGCGGAGTTCATCGTAGAACTTATGGGGATTGGATTTGTATGCTGGTCGTGCCTGTGAGCGTCGTACGCACATAGTGCTTTCCTGTCTAACGTATACTATTTTAGCAGTTATGTCATTCCTCACGAATTGGATGACTAGTGTCTGGCATCGCGACGACCGTTTCCAATCGTATCCAGATCACCTAGAGCCTAGGCTACGCTCGTTTGCCCGATTTCTACACGGGAAGCCTATGCGGCGTTCCTCGGGGGGATGAACTTCCCTTGTGTTAAACCGTACCTTCAATTAGTACGGGTGTCAACAGCGAATACCGCATTTGCCTTTTTCTTCCGCACGGGGCTTGTACCATTCAAACTTAGTCGGCTTCCCGTCTGTCGCTCCTACCATCCATTCGTCCGGCTCCCCTTTTACCCAGCCTTCACCGGGCGATTCCGCAGCGTAACGGTACTCTGGGTCTTGCCACTCCCAAAACATGCAGTCCGATACGAGGCAATAATCCCCAATCTTCGGGCAATATTTATGGGCGGCGGCTTCTTCGGTCATCCAGTTCTTGTCCACTGTCTTCTCCTGTTAGTGGCGCGTTGCGTTTTGTATTTCGTCAGCGTCAATTTCCGAATACCCCATAAACCCCATAAACATTTCCACGGTCTCCTCAACTGCACGAGTGTGGTTTTGTTCTGGCATGTCCTTGATGAGTACCGACACGCAATTGACAAGCGCGATTATCGCGAGGGGAACTGTTTCCCCGTTTAACGATAGCATGATATTTTCAGTGAGGCGGTCAACTTCACTTGTCAAATCTTCAACGATTTCCGTCATTGATTAAATTTCTCTTTCAAGCGAGAATTGACATTCCCATAACCCTAGTCCATTTTGAACCCATGAACAAGACAGAAGTCATTAACGGCGTTAAAATACGGTTGCGCCGCCTCCACCAGAAAACCGTAAATGGAAAAACCATTGGAAGACAGCGCATGCCAGAAGAAAAACGCAAACGAGTCTACCAAACCAAAAAACCCGTGGAAAAGAACCCCCGCAAGCGGAAAGAGATTGTCATTGACGACAGATTGCGCCGCTCGTTAACGGGTCTAGCCAAAATGGGTATGACGGTTGACGAGATTGCGGATACAATTGGTATATCTAAAACGTGGTTGCTGGAGAACTACAAACAAGAAATCCAATTTGGGCGGCAGATTGCTAACGCCCTTGTTGTAGAGAACCTGTACCAGCAAGCCATGAAGGATCAACCGTCATCGATCCAAGCGGGTATATTCCTGACAAAAGCCCGTATGAACTGGCGAGATAAAGACCCCGAAGAGTTCCAACGTGGCCCGTCTATTGTGTTTGACTTTAGCAACCTCCCCGAAGAGGAGCGGTTGAAAATGCTGCACAAGCTGTCCTCTAAATCAAAAGACAAACAATTTATCGATGCGGAATACGAGAACATCTCCGATGAGTGACCTTATTCTGCCATCGCACTACAAAAATGCCCTTGATGAGCATCCGGATGAAGCAATCAAGGAAATCTTTCGGTTGGAGTACGAGAATAACATCCATAAGTTTCTTCGTGGCGGTTGGAAGTACATCGATCCCAACCCGTACAAACACGGTTGGCATTTGAATGCTATCGGT